GCCAATCTAATATTTCTTCTACTCTAGGTTCTTTATAAACTTGTGTAAGATATGTCGTACCTTTTTCATACTTAAAAGCACGAAGTCCTTGACCATTGTTAGCATCAGACCAACACTCTCTTTTATGAGGACAAAAAACACAACCAATAGCAAGCTTCCTATTCCCAGAACTACCTTCAGGAATATCACTATAACATCTATCAGGAACTGTTTTAGATTCCAAAGCACCTTTGAGATACTGTACTCTTTCTTTTGCATTTATCATCTCCATATCATGCACTCTTGTTAGTGCAATGTTACCATGTTGTTTATCTATTGCTAAAAAGTAAGCTTCTTTAACACCATTACCTTCAGAGTATGCAGATATTTGTGCTATATATCCAAAAGGGTCATCATCAGCTAGTCTATTATTAGCAAACTTTTTAAATGCAAAACCACTAGCACTTTTACAGTCAACTAATTCACCATCTATCTTACAATCTTGATGTCCTTTAATACCTTCTACATCTACTTGCTTTTGTTCTTCTGTAACTGTATGACCAGATGCTCTAGACAATAGTATAAGTAAGTCCTCAAGTATATGACCATATAAAAACTTAATTCTAGTAGATGAAGATATAGGTCTTGCTTCTGAACTAGAATGTCTATCATACCATAACTGTCTGGTAGGTTTACCTATAGAAGATAAAGATAATCTTCTTTGCTTTCTAGGTTGTTCATTTAGAACAGTCTTAATATTATTAGTTACGTTCTTTGTAAATTCTTTTAAGTGTTTATCTAATTCTTTTTCGTCTATAGTATTTGTAACCATAGGGTCAAATAAATTATATATATCTTCTACTAATGTGTCTATTGTTTTCATATAATTAAAAATGGGGAGACCAAGCTGATTACTGTATGTTGGTTTTTGCCAGAACTCCCCATTATCCTTTCTTAATTAAGAAGCAAACTTTACACCTTCTTCTGCTTCGTTAGACACAAAACCATCAGGCACAACATCAAATGCATCATCTGCATCTGCATCTGCATTGTAAGGTATTAAGTTAGTAACCTGTACTGCTCTTAAATCAGCAGACACTCCAGACTTACCACCAAACTCCCAATCATATGTAGAGTACAACACATTAACTTCTGAACCATTACCAATTAAAGTATTAATCATGACTCTCTTTTGTGCATCTACAACTTCTGGTGATTTGTTTAAATCGCCACGTTTGTTCTTAACTTTTCTTTTAATGGTAACAAAGTCTCCTCTGTCATCATTTTTATTCTTAACATTAAGACCATCTTCTTGAGCAATCTTTTTATTCTTTGCATCAAGATTACCTACATCAATAGTCCACACACCATCAGAATCAAATGTTGTGTTAGGGCTTGTTATGCTCGCCCAATAAGCATTTCCTTTTAATACACTCATATTATTTTCCTTTCAAAATTAAAATTATAGCAGAGTTATACATTTTTGTCAAGACTTTTTTAACCAAATAAATGTTTTATCTAACTCAATAATCTTACACATTTCTATTCTTGATATTAAATCTTTTTTACCTTGATAACTTCTACCCCAAACTTTATAATTTGCATTTCTAAATGATGCTACTCTCTTTGTTACATCTACAATATCTTCACACATATTTCGAAGCTGTGTTGTATCTGCAAATACAAAGTCTTCTTTACGTTCAAAAACAATATAATCAGATTTGCTATATAACCAACCTGAATCACCCATAGTATTTTTGAACTCCACTACAGTCCATAAGTCATCAAATCCCTTTGACTTATCTGTTCCTGTTCTTCTAGCTTTTACATCTACTGTAAATTTTTTATCTCCTTTCGTTAAAATTAAATCAATGTGGTCATACATATTTTGTTTCTCTGAAGAAGATTTTACAATATATCCCCTTCGTAAACCTTCTTCTACAAGTAAATTTTCTACTGCAGTACCACGTTTAATATAATCTTTGTGGTCTTTTCTACCCACAAATTCTTTGACTAATGTGTTTGTGCCCATGTCATACCTTCCTTCCATTCATTGTCTAGTGGACATTTCATTTGCAACTGTTGTTCTGTTTCCTTCATTGCATCTTTGGTAATACTACCAAATTTCTGTACATCTTTTTTAGAAACTTCATATTGATATTCATCATGTATTGAAGCAACTAATTTAGCATCTACTCCAGATGCTTGTATTCTTTTATTCATATTAATTAACCATAGCTTACAAACAACTGCACCTGCTCCTTGTAGTAAAGTATTTAATGCACTATGTGGAGAACGCACATGGAGTAATCTACCATCAATACCTCTTATCTTACCTTTTGATGCTGAATTTGTTACACTATCTCGAACTCTTTTAAGTGCAGGCATATTAGATAAAAATCTATTCATTAATTCTTGTCCTTCTTTTGCACCTTTACCTACTATCTGACCTATCTTACTAGCACCTGCACCATACATAAAAGCATATATAAATGTTTTAGCTTGGTCTCTATCTGATATACCTGCCATTCTCATATTAGCAGTATGTATATCTCCATTCAAAACTTCTTCAGTAAAATTAGTATCATTCATTAAATGTGCTAAACATCTTAATTCTAATCCACTAGCATCTGTGCCTACAATGGAGTGAGTGTAGGGATTTTCAACTGTCCAACAATCTCTACACTCTTTTCCATAGGGAGAACGAACAGCAGGAATTTGAGCCATGTTAGGACTGTGATGTGCCATACGACCTGTTACAGTTTTGAGAGTAAGAACTCTACCATGTACTCTACCATCTGTATCATCACAAGCATTTATCCATGACTTAATTTGTGCTATTCTTTTCTGAAGCAACAAGTACCTAGAAATCTTTTTAGCTTCTGGTAAATTAATATTATCTAATACTTCTTCATTAACAATTACATTACCTTTATCTGTATGTTTTTTAGGTTTCCAACCTATATCCATAAGTCTGTCAGCTATCTGCTGTCTTGAACCTATATTAAAAGGTATGTATTTTGTTTTTGTTTTTAAATCTTTTCTTGTTGGGTCAAATCTTATACGACCCCACTTCTCTAACTCATTAGCTTCATCTAGTAAAGTATTGTGTAAACACATAGCTTTTTTTACATCAAGATAAAAACCATTCTTTTCTTGTTGGTCTATAATAACTCTTACTTGATGTTCTAAATCAATAGAAGATTTGGAAAAACCTTGACCTTCTTTTTTTAAATAATTATATAACTTATGTGTTATATCTACATCTTGCATACAGTATCTTCTTAATTCCTCTGTATATTTACCAAAAGAATCTATCTCTCCTTTAGGAAAATTAAATCTATCTCCCCATGCTCTTAATCCATGACCACCTTCTCGTAAGGGATTAAACATTTGAGACAATATTAATGTGTCTGTTACTTGTGTAGGTTTAATTTCTACACCTAATAATCTATTTAAAATAGGAGCATCAAATGATAAACCATTGTGCATTATATATTTATCAATATCTTTAGACCAACTTTTAAATACATGCATATTATCAGGGTCAAATACTGTAGACACATTTGTTTCTATATCTTTAGCAACAATACAATTAACTACTGAAGCATTTATTTGGTCTGTTTCTATATCAAGAACTACTTTCATGTTGCTCCTTTCCACACCAACTACATTCTTCTCCTTTACCCACAAACATTTCCATTTTTTCTACTGGACAATAATGATACCACATCCAATGTCCATCATGTTTAGTTAATTTACCTTCTTCACTATTGTTAAATAAATTCTTTTGTGCTTTCACTATCATTCTCTTTTCTTTAAATGTTAATTCTCTTGGTTTATAAACTATTTTGCTTTTAACCATTTTTTATATCCTTCTTCCCAACTTGGTAGCACTCCCTTAATAACTTTATCTTTATCTCCCCAATACACTAAATGAAAAGCATCACATTTTGGACAAGAAAAATTTGTAACAATAGCATGGTCATCATGTTCTTCACAGTCGTGGTCACCACCCCATATCAGTTCTGTTTCACAGTTATAACATTTCATTAGAAAGGTACCCCCTCTTTATTATCTTCTGCATTATAATCTACTTCGTAAGGATTGTCAATCTCTTTCATACGACCTGTCTCTTTATTATAATGTAGATGTGTAGCTATACCTGTATCTCCTGTATATCTATTCTTTAATATACGAATCGTTGTAGTATTAGATTTAACTTCGTCATCATCTTGTTGATTTCTTTCTAATCCAATCACACCATCAGATAGATGAGCAATACTTGCACTACCTCGTAAATGTGAAAGTGTAATTTCTTTACCATTCTCGTGTCCTGCATCACCTGAAGGTCTTCGTAGATGTGATACTAATAACATACCAATATTTGTTTGTTCTACAAGACTTCGTAGCTTGGTCATTAATACATCAATAGATTTTCTTTCATCTCCATCTTCCTGACCTGATACAAGTATAGATAAGTGGTCAATAAATATCCACTTACATTCTAATGCTTGAGCCATATATCTTACTCGTGATAGTATCTCGTCATTGTCAATAGAACCAAAGTGGTCAAAGGCAAAGAACCTACCAGAGCCAACTGTATTCTTTTGATATTCTTGTAATTGTTCTCTACTAAAACAATTATCTCTAATCTCTTTGATATATAATCTAGCATTAGCTTCTACTGACATAATATTAAATGCAGTATTTTTAATACTCTCTTCTAATGCAAGTATACCTATATTATGATTTGTATTCTTGAGTAAATGGTGCATAAGTTCTCTCATAATAGAAGACTTACCCATACCTGCACCAGATGTAAATGTAATTAACTCACCTGTTCTCATACCATAAGTCTTTTCATTCATCTTACCCCAAGGATATGGTACTGTTTCACAATACTCTTCTGTATATAAAGCATCTCCTAAATCTCGAAGATTTGTAATTCCTGCAGGAGTAAATGGTTGTGCGTTCCACCAAGCTTGTGAGAACTTTTCTCTCTTACCCATCTTTAGATATTCATTTGCATCTTTAAATTCCATATTCATAATTTTACATTTGTTTGGACTAAACAACTGTGCTACTTTCTCACTAGCTTCTTGCCCTTGTTTATCCATATCAAATGATATGACTATATTTTGAAAGCTATCTAAATATTCAAATGCTTTTCTACAATCTCGTACAGCAGAACCTGCTCCTGTCTTAATAGATACACAAGCCCACTTACTACCTAATAATTCATAGGCAGACATAGCATCTACCTCTCCTTCAGTAATAGTTACATACTTACCACCACCTGTAAATAAATCTTGTCCAAACAATAATGCATCAGTTACATTACCTTCTACCCACATATTCTTTGTAGCTACATCTCTAATCTTATTACCAATATTGTTTCCACCACTATCAAAATATTTATAGATATGATGTGTATTCATACTACCATTTGCTTTAACTTGTGTGTGATACTTTTGTGCAGTTTCCTTACTAATATTTCTTTCAGTTAATGCACCTGTTACACCTACAGTTTTTATATTACTTTCAGTAGGTATAGGTATTACTTTTTCGTGTTCCATTTGCTCTCCAAATCTAGTGTTGCAGGAAAAACAATAACTGTACCCTTCAGAATGTTTAACATTCCCATCACTTGACCCACATTTAGGACAAGCACCCCTGTCTAGCCATTTTTTTTCCATAATTTCCCCATTAAAATTTTTATTATATATTATTTAATACTGTTAGTCAACTTCAAAAGAACTATCATATATTTTATTATAAGTATGTATCTCTACTTCTTTTGTTTCATATATATCTCTCTTTGCTAATTCCATAGCTTCAAAAGATTCATAACCTTCTTCAAGGTACTCATAATATCTTTCTTTAATTAGTTCTTTTATTTCTTGTTCTAATAAATTCATTTTTTTCTCTTTCTTATAAAGTAAACAAATAAAAAGTAAAGCTTACAATTAAAAGTATAGGAAAAATATGATTGACCCATAATTTTTTTTCTTTGCTTTTTTTAAACCATTTACCTGTGGCTTTTAATCTTCTTTCTCTTTCTCTACTCATCTTTAATATGACTTGCATCTGGATTTTCTACAACTAAATCATAACCAAAATCACTTTGTATTCTTTTATATTGTTTAAGTTCTGTTTTTAATACACTAACTTCTTCTACTAATTCTTTTACTCTAACTCTTAATATGTGTACTTCTTTTTCTTTTTCTGCTAAAGTTTTTTCATAAATATCTTCAGTCATTGTACCCTCATAATTTTTATATTATCATCTATTAATGCTTGTATATGAATGTTTCTTTCGTCATATAAGTTTTGTAAAAAAGTTATAGCATCTTTCTCTCTTTTAAAATACATTACCTGCCCATCTTCTTCCTCTAAAATATCTGGTAGCTTGTTCTTATTAGGGTATGGCATAGCTATAACAAACATTTGTTTTTTCACATTAGTTTTATTATACATTACATTTTCCATATAGTCAATACCCTATGTAAGGCACAATAAAACATAGTAAATACCATATTAAAATACTTAATAATATTTGTACCATTTCTTTATTTATGTTTATCATTCTTAATACTCCTTTTAATTTGTTCCCATAAGTTATTGTTATACTTATGTAATTTGTATTCAACTTTGTTGTCTCTTAACATATCAAACAGTTTGTTTAATATATCTTTTTTTGTAGGTCTTCTATTAAAATCAATCTCCATTTCTATTTTGTATTTCATTTATCTTTCTCTATC